GTTGGCTTGTAGTCAACCCAGTATTCATGGAAGTACTGAAAGATGAAGATTCAAAACTTCTGAACTCAGACTTTGGTGGTTCTGGTTTGCAAAACGGTCTTGTAATTAATAATCTGCACGGTTTCCAAGTGTATGTTTCTAATAACCTACCTGAAATTGGAACGGGTTCTGGCACTACAGGTGGCACAAACTCTTCTAACTTCGGTGTGATTATTGGTGGGCATTCATCTGCTGTTGCTACTGCAGAGCAAATCAACAAGACTGAGACATATCGTGATCCTGACAGCTTCGCTGACATTGTTCGTGGTATGCATTTGTATGGGCGTAAGATTCTCCGACCAGAGGCTCTTGTTAATGCCCGGTTCTGTTTGGTATAGGGGGAATTAAAAAATGGCTACAATTACCACTCTTTTGAAACCCGCCCATGGCAACAGTCCACGTGGACGCACTCCTTACTATGTAGATATGACTGTTGACCTAACAGCTCAAGCCATTTCTTCTACAGGTGGAGATGTTGTTCAGTGCCTAACTATTCCTGCAAATACACGTGTATTACACGCAGGATTCCAAGTTGTAGAATCTGCTACCATGAATACTGGTACAAACGCTACAGCTATTTTAGGTGCTGCTGATGACAACGAATTTGTTGCAGCGTTTGACATTGACGGTGCGGCTGACGGGGCTTATGCTCCTTCTGCTACACCAGCAGCAGATGTCACTCTTGCTACTGCAGATACTTTGGACCTTACCTTTGCTGGTGATGGTGCAACATATACTGCAGGTAAAATTCGTGTCTATGCAGTCATGCTGGACGTTAGCGACCAAGGTGATGTATCTGCTAATGAAGTAGATAGAGACACACTCGCATAACATAATGTGACGGGGCAGGGCAACTTGCCCCCTCACTTTGTTTAAGGAAACGTAGATGGCTACAACATTTTTACAATTAGTTAATCAAGTAAATAGGCGTTTGAATGAAGTTGAACTGACTTCTACAAACTTTGCAAGTGCGACAGGTTTTTATGCACATGCAAAGGACGCTATTAATTCATCTATTAGATATATAAATCAATCAGAATTTGAATGGCCTTTTAACCATACATTAAAGACGCAAACTTTGACGGCTAATACTAGCCGTTATTCTTTTCCTACAGACTGTAAAGTTATCAACTTTGATACATTTAGGATTAAAGAAGATTCTACGTTAGGTAATAGTACAACACGTATAATGCCTATGACTTATGAAGAATACTTAGATAAATTTGTAACGCAAGAATATAATAGTTCTAGCTTTCAAGGCGTACCCACTCGTGTTATACATGCTCCTTCTCTTGAGTTTATCCTTACTCCAGAGCCAAATAAAGCATACATATTAGTATATGAATACTTTAATTTTACTGCAGACTTATCTGCACACGGCGATACAATTGTTATACCAGATAGATTCATACATGTTATTGTAGATGGTGCAATGCACTATGCATATCTATTTAGAGGTAATACACAAGATGCTTTGGTAATGAAAGAAAAGTTTGACGAAGGTATTAAGTACATGCGTTCAATGTTAATTAATCGTACACGATATGTGCGTTCTTATATGATTCCGCAAAACACAGGTGGTGGTCTTAGGTACGGATATTCATCGGTAACATAGGGGTAGTAGTTTGGCTGACGCATGGAAAACTTACGCCGTTGAGTTTCGTGGTGGATTAATAAGTAACCTTTCTCCGTTACAGCAGGGTCTTAACGCACCGGGTAGCGCACGTATATTGCGTAACTTTGAACCATCTGTTGAAGGTGGTTATCGTAGAATTGAAGGCTATGATAAGTACGACAGTGACTTGATCCCACCATATGGTGAGCCAAAAGTACATGGAGCCAGTCAAAGCGGCACAACACTTATACTAGGTAACATACATCAAACACCTGTCGCTGGAGATATACTAACATTTGCAGGTGGTTTAGTAGATGGGGCATCTCAATCAGGTACATCATTAACTGTTGATGGATTAGACGTAAGACCTTCAGCCAATGATACATTTACTATAGACGGTGATACAACAGTATATACAATTAGTAGTGCAACAGCTTTAAGTTCAACTGAGTCAACTTTAACTCTTAGTTCAGCTTTAGTTGCTACCCCGGCTGATAATGCCGTAATAAGTTTTAGATATACGATTGCAGCAGGTGGCGTATCTTTTGCTGCAGCAACAAATAGAGCAACATTAACACTATCTCAAACAATGTTGCATAACCCTTCAGATCAAGATAATGTTACTTTTGTATCAACAACTTTAAATTATCTTACTCTTGGTGTTGCAAGCTGGGAAAGTCAAGCCATTGTTGCAAAGAACGATGATATATTTAGCACAACAGGTACAGGTTTTACAAAAATAAATGTTCCTAATTATGGAACAACTTTAGTAAACGGTGCAAGTCAAACAGGTTCATCTCTTATAGTAGACGGTTTAACTGCAGCACCACAGGCACAAGATCAATTTACAATTGCTGGTATTGAAAAGATTTACACAGTAACAGCTACCGCAACTGTATCTTCTGGTGGTTCTACTTTGAGTATTGACCCTGCGCTTGCATCAAGTCCTGCTGACAATGCCGCATTAACATTTATATCTACAAGCAGAGAAGGTGCAACAAGAACACGATTTGCTAAATACAACTTTAACGGCACACAAAAGATAGCACTAGTAGATGGGACAAATGCTCCAGCAACATATGACACTAGTTTATTTACTGCCCTGAATGACGCACCTGCTGATGTAAAAGGCGCAGCATTTATATCTAACTTTAAAAATGCTTTATTCTTTGGTAAAGGAACTATACTTAATTTTACTGCGCCGTATACTGACAGTGACTTTTCCGTAGCAAATGGTGCAGGGTCTATAAACATAGGTTCACCAATTACAGGTTTAGAAGTATTTCGTGATCAGTTAATTATTTTTACCGAAGTATCAATACAAAGATTAGTAGGTAACACAATCGCAGACTTTACATTGCAACCAGTAACTAATGATTTGGGTTGTATTGAAAGTGACACCATACAAGAAGTTGGTGGTGATGTTATGTTCTTAGCACCTGACGGTTTACGGTTGTTAAGTGCCACAGATAGAATTGGTGATTTTGGATTAGGCGTTGTATCTAAAAATATACAGGATGATTTAGTTACATTTATCTCTACTAATACAAACTTTACGAGTTGCGTTATTAGAGAAAAATCACAGTATAGAATATTTGGATATAATAATAATATTACACAAGAAAATGCACAGGGCATTTTAGCTACACAGTTTGCAGAACAAGGCGGCGCAAACATGCAGTATGCAGAAACTAGAGGTATACGAGCATTTGTAGCAGACAGTAATTATCATTTAAACAGTGAGGTTGTACTGTTTTCTAATAATGATGGCTACTTATATCAAATGGAATCGGGTAGTGATTTTGACGGTACAGCAATTACTATATCCTTTGCTACACCTTTTATTCCAATTGAAGACCCACGAGTACGAAAAACTTTTTACAAGATATTTTTGTACACTGATCCACAAGGAAGTGTAGCATTTGATTTAAGTTTAAAGTTAGACTTTGACGAAGCCGGTACTATACAACCAGCACCTATTAATATACAAAACGTACAAGGAGTTGTAGGATTTTATGGAACTGGTGTGTTTGGTACAACTACGTATGGTGCAAAACTAGTTAAACTATTTGAAAGTCAAGTAGTAGGTTCTGGATTCGCAGTTTCATTTTTGTTTGACTCTGCTACACAAGCACCACCATTTTCACTTGACGCATTAACAGTCGAATACGCCACTAACGCAAGAAGGTAAAACTATGGGAACAGGATATACCAGAAACGACTCAGCTAATAATATTGCTGACGGTAACGTAATTAACGCTGCTGACTTTGATGGCGAATATGACGCTATCGAATCAGCCTTTAACGCTACAAGTGGACATACCCATGATGGCACAGCCGGTGAAGGTGGGCCTGTTACTGTGCTTGGTCCAGTGCAAGATTTTGTAGCTAGTTCAACTGAAATAAAACCAAAAACAGATAATACGTTAGATATAGGTACATCTTCACTTGAGTTTAAAGATTTATATCTTGATGGTAAAGCATACATTGACGGTCTTGGTGAAAATATATTAGTTGATACAGATAAAGCTATACAGTTTAGAGACACCGCACTAAGTATAAAGTCTAGTACAGATGGACAGCTTGACATTGATGCAGATACAGAACTAGAACTTGTAGCACCTACAGTGGATATAGACGCATCCACTGCTGTTACCATAGACACAACTACTCTTACTATTACAGGCGCAGCAAATGTTACTGGCGATCTTGACGTAGACAATATTAATATTAATGGTAATGCTATCATTAGCACAGACTCTAATGGTAACATTGACTTGACACCAAATGGAACTGGTGAAGTTAATATAAGTAAAGTTGACATAGATAGTGGTACAATTGATAATGCGGTAATTGGTGGGGCAACTGCAGCAGCAGGTACATTTACTGCAATAGTAGGTGAGTCTGCAGCAATTGACAACATTACTATAGACGCAAACACTATATCTTCTACCAATACTAATGGTAATATTACACTTGACCCTAACGGAACAGGTGTTATTGATATTCCTGCTGCAACTAAACTGCAAATACGTGACAGCGCAATATTTATTAACTCAAGCACAGACGGTCAACTAGACATAGATGCTGATGCAGAGTTAGAAATTACTGCACCTATTGTAGACATTGATGCATCTACATCTGTAAATATTAGTAACGATTTAAAACTAGACAGCGATGCTGCTGTATTATCTTTTGGTGCTAATGATGATGTAACTCTTACGCATGAACACAACGTAGGCATACAAGCTAGAGCAGCTTCTGGGTTTGAGCTTAACTTGCAAACAGGGGATACATCAGTTGAGTCTGGTAATGTATTAGGTAAGATTACTTTTAATGCTCCTGTTGAGGGCAGTGGCGTAGATGCTCTTCTTGATGGCGCATCTATTGAAGCTATAGCAGAAGATACTTTTGCTTCTGACAATAATTCAACAGCCCTTGTATTTAAAACAAATACATCAGCAGCCGCAACAGAACGTATGCGTATCAAGTCTGATGGTACTATTGTTATGGATACACAAGTAGACATCGACAATATAACAATTGATGGCAATACTATTAGCAGCACAGACACTAATGGTAATGTAGTAATTGCTCCACATGGAACAGGTGATGTTCAACTAGATGCGGATACAGTACGTGTAGGTGATAGCAATGCTGATGCAACTATTACAACAAACGGCACAGGTGACTTAACACTTAGCACTAATGCAGGTACAAACTCAGGTGTAATTACTATTGCTGATGCAGCCAATGGTAATATTTCTATAACACCTAACGGTTCTGGCACAGTTGTCATGGACAAAGTTGACATTGGTGGTGGTGCTATTGATGGAACACCTGTAGGTGCTAACTCTGCATCAACAGGAGCTTTCACTGCAGTTGATGTAGATAATATTAATGTTAATGGTAATACCATTTCAAGCACAGATACTAACGGCAATGTTATTATTGATCCACATGGAACAGGCAATATCCATCTTGGTGTTTTCCATTTTGATGCAGATCAAAGTTCATTAACAGATAATCATGTATTGACATACGACAGTACTGGTGGTACAATACAGCTTGAAGCTATTCCGGCACAAAATGTGGGTGGTAACTTAGCCAGTGATCTAGCAAGTAATGGCAATGATATTGTCATGGCAGATAGCGATAAAGTTATTCTTGGTACAGGTAGTGACTTACAAGTATTTTGGGATGGTACAGATGGGCATATTTCAATTGCTTCATCCACGTTAAATATTGACGGTTCAGGTGAAACTCTAGCTAAGTTTATTGATGATGGTGCAGTAGAACTGTATCATAATAATGCTAAGAAAATAGAAACAACAGCAAATGGTGTTACAGTTACAGGAAGAGCTTTAGGTGCAATAACTACTGTTAGTTTAGGCACTGGAACAAGTCCAGATACCGCAGAATGTGATATGGCGTTAGGCAATGATTTTAGTGTTACTGTAGCAAGTGATGGTTGTTTGTTATCTTTTGCTAACGAAGTAGCAGGACAGTCTGGTAACATTCATTTAAGTAATGCTAATGGTCAAGCAATTACCGTTGGCGCAGAAGTAGCTATAAATGAAACAGCTTTAACTGCAATAGCAACCGCTGGTGTCTATCAACTTTCTTATTACTGTATTGGCACAGGTAATAATCAAGTGTTAATTACAGTGTCTGGAGCTTTGACTTAATGAGTTTACTTAGAGCAAATGGTGGTGGACTAGGTGGTGCAGGTGCGCCGGGTGGTGCGTTGGGTTCGTTCTATAGTCACAGCATTGACCAATCGTTGAAGTTCAATGATGACGATAGTGCGTATTTAAACCGCACACCATCTTCTGCTGGCAACCGCAAGACATTTACTTTTAGTTGTTGGGTAAAGCGTGGCAATCTTGGCGAACAAGCTCTCCTTGATGCTTACAGTGATGACAGCAACCGAACAAGATTGATGTTTGATGCGGGTAATAGGCTTCAATTTTTTACTAGATTAAGCGGTGCTGACCACAGCCTTATATGTAACG